ATTATCGTCAAATTCTTTTGAATGTTTAATAGCAAAAGCAGTAGATGCTGCATCAAGTATTTCATCTGTAACTCTTATACCACTACCTTCTAATGCATCTTCCATTAATTGAACAAACTCATCATCAGTTGGATAATTTTTAATAGCTTGTTGAAATAACTCACCCTCAATTTGTTTTTTCTTAGCTTCAGTTTCTTTTTCTTTTAAAAACTCAGTATCTTTAACATATTGTTCTACACCAAAGTTAAAAATTTTACGTTGCATATCGTATTCATCATCTTCTTGAGATAAGAAAAATTTAAGTGGAGGTTTTTTTTCTAAGTCTTTATATTCAGGACTATTAGGTGTAACACTAAAATTAGCATCTGTGTAATCCATAATTTCTTGTACAACACCCATAAGTAAATCGCTATATTGTCCTCTAGTATTATCAAATGTTCCTTTAGGAACTACACCAGAATTTTCTAAGTATGCTTGAAATGCTATTATTTCATCTACAGAATTTGCATCATCTATAATTCCTGATATTGGAAAATCAGCAAAATGTGTTTCAAAGTTTTCAAAACCAACTGAATTACCATTTTCATCATAACTTGTAACTTTTCTACCATCGTCACTACCAGAACCAATCATAAGTGGTAAATATTCTCCAAGAATCATCATTACATTTACACCGTTATTTTCTAAGAAATCAGTAGTCATATCATTTTTAAACTTCTCAGCACTAGTTGAATCTAACAATTCCATATATTGCATAATGTTTGCTTGTTGTTGAGGATTTAATTGATTAAATAATACGTCTTCTTCTGCTGGAGCGTTTTCGTCAGTTATATTTTCTGATTTTTTTAAATTTCCTGTTACCATTATTTTCCTAAACTAGCACCAAATGCAAGTGCTTCACTATCATCTCTAAACAATCTTAACATAACTCCGAGCCAGACATAGTAAAAATCAGGATGTTCTTCTGCTACTTGCATAGCCATTTGATGTGCAATAATTCTCATATATCGTGCTTCATCTTGTGTAGATGACAACCACCAATCAGGGTTAGCATTTGTTGAACGTTTCATTGATTCTGCTTCAAATCCTTGCCATATAGGCCAAAACATTGCAAATCCTTTACCAGCATCAGTAGTTAAAGCAAAACTACCTTCTTTTAACCATTCTTTTTCCATTTCAGCTATAATATCTTTTGCTTTTACAGCTGTAGTAATACCATATGTTTGACTTTGAAAACCTGGATAATCCATAATTAATTGATTTCTCATTAATCTTTTCATTAATACTTTTTGGTCACTATCAAAACTTTCATTTGCTTCTACTTTTTCGCTAAATGCAGCATATCTATAATATGCAACAGTATCATTGACACTTCTACGATATTGGTCTGGATTTAACATAATTGATTCATTATATAAATCAGAATAACTTCTATCGTCTAATGGGTTATCTGGTAATAAAAAGAATCCACTTAAAGTGTAAGGTTCTAGTTTGTCTGCATTTTCTTTTTGCCATTCTTGTACTCTTTCTGTAATAGAACGTCTACCTGCAATAGATACAGATTTACCAGAAGTTAACCAACCGTGGTCATATCCAAAATCTCTTAAAAATTGTTCTGCAGCTGCTACGTCATTTTGATTTAATTCTTCTCTAATTTTTCTATATTCATCAGCAAGTATTTGTGAAGACCATAACTTACCTTGTTCATCTTCTGCGTAATATATAGGTTTAAAACCTACAGGTCCAATAAATTGTGCTAATGCTCTAAAACCAAACAAAGCAGTTGCTTTTTTATTAGAGTATTCTAGAAAAGCTTCATCAATATCTGATTTAGTAAGTAATGATGGATTATAATCTTTACCATATTTTTCTTCATAAAACTTGTCTAATTTACCAGCTTTATGTAATCTCATATTTTCGCCTGTTAACATACCATATCTATATATATCAATAGTTGTAGATGCACGCATTTGTGCTAATTCGCTTTTGTATATATCTGTACCAAAATCATCTATATCATCTCCTAAACCTTGTATGTATGCACCAAATTTTTTCATCCAAGGTGCTTTAGGAATAATTACATCTTTTATAGTAGGAGGTGAAAACTCACCAAAAAATGTTTCTCTAAGTTCTCTACCATATCCATACTTAGGTAACACTTTATCTAATGCAAAAGCAACATATGGGTTAGGTCCAGGTACAAATCCTTGTCCTAATAAGTTAATACCAGTAACATAACTTTTAGCTCTAACCTCTGTTTTTCTATCTTTACCATAAATTAATGAACCTAAAAATCCACTAAATGGATGTACAAACAATTCATTATCAGGATTAGTAGGGTCAGGTGCAAAAAATGCATCATTTTGAAATTCTCCGCTATCTAATCCTCTAGCTCCTTTAACTGTTAAATAACCTTTTCTAATTAAATAAGGATTGTTAGCAAGTAACTTACTCCATGTAGTTGCAAGTTCAAACCATACTTCAGGGAAAGGAAATATGTTTCTAGTTACATCAGATAACATATGTCGTCTAGATGTATCATACAATAAGTTTTTAGTACCAGCTAATCCATATGCTCTTGCATTTACATCAGCTACTCTAAAATTATCTATTTTTCCAGATGCTGTTGCATTTCTAGCATCTCTCATATCTGCAATTACTTTTTTAGGTACACCTAAATTTTCTGCTTCTCTAATAAATTCATCTCTTACTTTAAAAGAATAATTCTCAAAGTTTTCAATTATGTGTGCCATTCTAAATTGTTTAAAAGCTACAGACCTAGATAGATATGCATTAGGTTTTCTCATTAAATATTCAAAACCTATGTTTATTACTTCATCCATAGATTCTCCCCATCTAGCTAAAACTTTCATATCTTTTCTTTTTATAATATCTTCAGATACTTTTACAGCACCTAAATCTAAATCTAAACCTTTTTTGTTAACATACTTAACTAATTCGCTATCTATGTCAGATAATGTAGTTTTTCCAGTAGGACTATATTTTTTAGCAATTCTTTTATTTAAATCTTCTAAGAAACTAATACCTTCACCTGTTTGTCCAACATCATCATATCTGTATAGTTTGCCTGTTGTAATAGCATCTCTTAGGTTTTTGTTACCAGTGTCAGCATTAGCTTTAGATAAATTGTATCTGTATTGTTTAGTAGCTTCATCATAAAAATACTCAGTACCTTTTTCTACTTTGCCACCAGTTTTAATACGTATACGTGCTTCAACTGATTGTAAGTATTGGTCTATAAAATCATCATCATTTAATATTTTTTTAAATCTACCACCACCCATTTCAACTAATTCTTTTCTAGCTGCAGCACCTTCTTTAGACACAATCCATTTATTTAAATTATCACTACCATATCCAAATTCAGATACTTTTCTTGCTATAGCATCACTTCTTAATAGCATTAACTCAAACCTTACAGCTTCTGCATAATCGTTCATATTTGTTACAAGGTCGCCTTTTCCTATTTCATTTTTTGTACGCATAACGTATTTAATGTTTTTGTTTTTTAAACTGCTTCTACCTTGTAAGCCAGCAAGTGAAAATGTTTGTTGTTTTGCTGCTAAATGTTGATAAGAATCTAATAATTTGTTTTCATCAATACCACCACGTCTAACAACTTTAGCTAATTTACCTTCTTGTCCTAGTGTTGCCCATTGTAAATAATGTACAGGATGTGTAAAAAACGAATCTAAATGTCCTGCAGCAAATCTCATTTGTTCTTCTAAAAATACACGTGTAAAGAAAGCTGCTCTAAGTAATACAGCAGGTTTAAATATGCTACGATTGTAAAAATCAAGTACCATAGTTATAGCATCTTCAGCTAAATCATCTACAGGTAATGTCTTTAATTTAGTTGTACCATCTTCTAGTATTTCATAAAAAGGATTTTGTCCACCTTTTTTTGCATATTCACTACTAAATGGATTTATATATTTAGTTACAAAATTTTTAGTATCTTTTAAAGGTCTAGTAAAAGTTTCAGTCATAGATGTCATATCATCATAATGTGTAAACAATGGTGACATAGCACGTTTCATTAAATTGTAATCTGTTAATTGTACAGCTGTATCAGCCATTTCTGACATTAAATGTGCAGAAGGTATAATTACAGTTCTATCTACACCATCAATACCTTTGTAAGTCATTTTTTCTAAACCTTCTGGTAAGTTACCTGCAAATGACATATTTTCACCCATTTCATCAATAAACATTATGAAACGTTTTTCTTCACGTTTTGTATAATTTTCTAGTGATTTTGCAATTAATTCGTGCTTACCACCCATTTCATGTACATGTACGTAATCTCTTACTCTTTGTTCGTATGCAAATTTACGTACTTCTCTATGGTCAGAATATTTTAATTTAGCAAATTGTTCTAATATTGCATCAGCGTATTCTTCTTTGTAACCAGTAGCTTGTAAATGTGCAAACAACTGGTCATACGCTGCTTCAAAGTTTCTTAATGGTAATCCCATATCAGGTATTAATCCCATCATTCTCATTTGTGATGGAGTTCTACCTGCGTTAAATACAGAGTTAAAACCTAATAACTTTTCATATTTTTTATCTGTAACGTTTATTACTTCTTGTACATTAGATTTTGCAGTTATAATACTTTCTATAATTGCTTCTTTTTTAGGAAAATAATCTCCCCAAGCAGAAGTACCATCAATCATTTTTGCATTACGTCCTAAAGGTTTTAATACGTTTAATATTTTTATATTGTTGTTTTTTCTTAACGGTGTTAATCCAATATTTAAACCTTGACCCAAATAACTTCTAGCACTTCTAAATGCAGCATTTTCATTACCTACTGCAGATATACCTTTACCTAATAATTGCTTAGCAACATTGTCAGATGCTTGTAATTTTTTACCAGTTTTAGCAGTACCAATTAAAAACTTATTTAAAGCAAAAGATGCTACTTTAGGCATTTCAGAAAGTTGGTCAAATTGATTACCTATCTGTATACCTTCATCAAGTAACTGTCCAAACATTTCTTTAATTTTTGCTGGATTTTTTTCTTTAACTAATTTTTCTATAACTCTACCGTTAATACCTCTAAAAAATGGATTAGCTTTTAATACAAATCTATTAGTTTCTTGTGCAATAGATACATACAATTGTTCCATAAACGGTGTACTTAAAAACTCATCTTTTGTTTGTCTAAAGAATTTAGGTACACGTTCACCAAAAAAACCATATTCTTTAATTTGTTTGTTAGTAGCTTTATAAACTACTTTTGTATTTTGTAATTCTTTTAATGATGCATTTTTAGTTAATTTTGCAGCTTCTAAACCATCCTCTAATTTATCTTTTTCGAATTGTCTATAAATTTGTTTTCTAATAGCTTTTTCATTTAACTCAACGCGTTTGCCTGTAGATATAATCTCACCTGTTTTTTGGTCAAGAAGTTTATTAACACGTCTTAAATTTTTAAATTGATTCATTCCTGCTTTAACACCTTTATCAGCAAATAATTCAGGTATTAATGAATAAACAAAGTCTATACTTCCACTTAAATTATTATAAGCTTTTGTACCAGGTGCATATACAGTTGCTGCTTGATATCTACCAGGTGAATAAGGTTGCAGCATATTTAAACCTTCTTCAGTTCTTAATACATCTTCTGATGAATAAACGTATCCTTTTTTCCTACGTTCAGCAAAAAAGTTAATTTTGTTTGGTTTTTCTGAACTTAAATAATTTATCTCACCAGGTTTATCTTCAGGTGCAATAGGGTCACCAATGTATTTATATATTAATTCTTTAGCCTGAGCGTCTGTATAACCATAAATATTTGTTAAATCATGGTATTGAGGCATATTTTCTACATCAATTGTTTTAAAAATAAAACCATTACTACGGTCATAGTTAATAGGTTCGCCAGCTGCAGACTTTTTACGCATAGCACTATATATTGTTTCTCCACCCATTTCTCTAGATTCTTTGAATATATCTATATATTTAGATATAAAACCACCTGGACCAACATCTTTACCAAAATTTCTAATAGATTCTATTTCTGTTGGGCTAACATCAATAGCTAGATTACCTCTTGCTTCAGTTGGGTCTACACCTTCTCTTATTAATTTGTCGTATGCCCACAAAGATTGCATATATCGCCAAACTCTACCTGATGAAACAGATGTTGTAATAGTATTTATTTTTCTTCCATCTTCTGTAGTAATTACTTCTAAAGGAAATAACCCTGCTGCGTCAGGTAATGGGTTATATTTTTTAATATTTTCTATACCAGCACTTAATGCTTCCATAAACCATACTCCGTATTGTGTATCACCTTTAAGTAAGTTACCTAGTGTAAAAGTCATATCATCAACGTATTCTTCACTTTGATACTTTTCAGTCATGTGCTCCCATATTTCAGCTTCTTTTTTGCTAAATGTTTCATACATTTGAGAATTAATTTCTTTTAATCTATCTGAATTAGGGTCTTCACGTAACATAGCAGCAGACATAACTACCCCTTTAGGTAACATAGGGTTTTCTTCTGTTATTCCAATAACTAAGTTTTGTAACTCAGGGTCGTTAGCTAGTTGTGCTTTATATGTTTTAAATAACCTATTTTGTCTAGATTTAATAGATGTAAAATCTTTTTCAAAAAAATAATCTGCAAACACTATTCATTACCAGAATTTAGTAATTCAGCAATAGCTGGATGCGGATTTATAGAATACAAAGCTGCTAAAAATACATTAACGTCACTATTGCCTTCTACAGGAAAACTACCTTCTCCAATAGGTACACCTTCAGTTACTGGTTCACCTGGTCTATCAGTAGGTGCAAATACATTAGGTCTAACACCAGTAGGTTGTACTGATTGAGGTGATAATCCTTGTTGTACAGGTAAAGGTGCAGCTTTTTGCTGGTCCATTAATTGTTTACCTTCACCGTATTCTTGTCCTGGTATACGTCTTAAAGGTTGTTTTTTACTTGCTGGACCACCATCTGTTCTGTTACCACCTACAGGTGCAGGATTTTTAGGTTGTCTATATCCACCACGTCTATTCTTTACCATAAAACTCCCTAGTAATAATTACTATAATACCTCGCATAGGTGTAATAATTTCTTCTACACCTTCAGATAATATATCTAATTCATCTGTTACACCGAATTCTTGATACACCATATCCCAAAAACTTGTATCATAATGTTCTTGCATCTTATAATCCAAAAGCTTGTGCCATTCCAGGAACACCGCCACCACCCATCTGCTGTTGCATCATTTGTTGTTGTATCATAGCTTCTTCTTCAGGTGACATCTGTGGCTCTTGTGGAGTATAGAACTGCTTCATAATATCTGTAATTGAAGAAGGATACTCGTAAATAGCTATTGCAGCCATTGTAGCTGCAGGGTCACCTTGTGCAGACCTTGCTAATATACTGTCAAACAATACTTGTTCAGCTTTGTTTTTTCTTATACGTTCTTGTACTTTTGCTATATTTTCTAAACCATCAATGTTATCTTGTAAAGTTTCTACGTCTATAACACCTGCTTGTAATAATTGCAACCCAGTTACAATTTTTTGTGGTTCATCAAAACCAGCCATAACACCGTAAATACGTCTTGTAGTAAAGTCACCGCCTATATCTTGTAACACGTTATAGTTTTCAGAAAATGCAGAACCATTTAAATAACCTGCCATAGGTTTTTTAGTTATTCCTTGTGTATAAGACATAACTACATCTAGTTCTAATCTTTTAGCATCCATATCTACTAAACCGTGTTTGATTATTTCTCTATATTCATTAATCATTAATGACATAGTGCTGTTAAGTTCAGACAAACCTGCACCAGTAACAAAAGAGTTAGGTGACTGTGAGTCATCTGTAACAGGGTAACCACCTACCATACGCAACTGTCTTTCCAACCTATCTATTTGTTGGAACAATTGATACGGCATATTATTCATTGGTTTAGAAACTTGTGTACCAGGAGCTAGATAATTAACCGCAAATCTGCCTTTTCTGTATTGTCCGGATTCTATCTCTCCTGATATGTTAGTTTCTGTAAACACAGAATCTTCCATTGCAATTGCAGACATTATGTTAATTTTTGCCATCATAGCCATTAGTCCTATAACGTGGTCATATTGACCTTTAAGTTGGTCGAAAGAAACTCTTTTCATAAATACAAATGGAGGAGTAGACAATACGTTAGGTATAAAATCAAGTATCATGTTTCGTTCTGGAAACACTACATAAGTACCACCCATGTCATAGTATTCAATAATTCTTACACCAGAGTATGTATTATCTTCCCAGTTTTGTTCTCTATTGTTTTCATATGAAAGAAAAGGTGTAGCAGTATCAGTTTGTGTATCACCTTCATCATCATCTTGTTTTAAAATTTGGTCTGCAAACTCAGGATATATCTGTGCAAGTTTATATCTAGGTATTCTTCTAATAACAGCCATTTCTCTTGGTTGTTGGTCAGGACCAAAGTTACCTGGGAAAGTATCATAAGGGTCACGTAGTTCAGCACTAGGATAAAAATAACCGTTCTTATCTCTTTTAGTAGTTATTACAAATGCACAAAAACCATAGCCAGGTAACCACCTAGCTGCTTGTGCTAATTGTAAAGAAAGGTTTTGTTTGTCATCTAAGTTAGTAACAATACGTTCTAGTTTTTCTGCACGTACTTTACTTCTATTTGAATCATTATCGTTAGGTACATCTACTCTAACTTGAGGTATTCCAGATATTTTTTGTGCAAGTCTATCTATACCAGATTGCAACATGTTAGGAGCTGGTAATAAATCAGCATCACTAGTTTCCATTGTGTTACCTAGTAAAGCTTTAATACCATCTGACCCACCATTAAGAATTGCTTTTATTCTAGCTTTCTGTACTTGTCGTTCTTGTACTAATTTACCAGATGTAAGTTCAGCAGCATTCTTTACTATCTCTTGATAGGTTTTAACATCTAAATTTTCTATGCCCATGGTGCTTCGTTCATATCTGTCATTTTATAATCTCCATAACTAGGATTATAATCTAATCCTAAATCAGCAGCATGCTCTTTTTGCATACGCCTAAAAACTTTCATTGGAAACCAACTAGCCATAACTATGTCAGTCTTCTCTTTGTTTCTTTTAGAAACAGGTTTTCCATCAAAGTATAACAGTTGTTGCCTATATTTCTGTACTTTAGCGTTAGATTCTCCATCACCAGTAGGTAGATGTATTCTTCTATCTTCAAACAAATCAGCCATAGCTCCAACACCATACAATGGGTCATGTTTGTTTTTACCTGTCATATGACCTTGTACAGTTATACCAGTACGTAATGTAAATTCTTTTATTTGTGAATCTTGTCGTATAGCAGTTTGAAATCCGTTTTCTTCTACTATCCAATGTCTACAATCGTAATCGTGTAACCATACGGCCATTTGGTCTAATGCTGCTCTAATACCTCCACCTCGCTTATTTTCAAGGTCTACAAGGTACAACTCACCTCTGTACTGGTCTATACCCCACAATACACTTGCTTGGTAGCCACTTGATGCAGGGTCTAGTCCAGCAACTAAATACAAATTTTTATATACTTGACCTAGTACTAAGTCTGGTCTAAAACATTGGTCAATAATATTCATAGTAAATATTTGTGTACCTTCTACATATGCTTGATTGTAATAAACCATTTCGAAAGTTTGTCTACCACCTGTTGACTCAGCAGAGTGCAACCTAGACATTAACCATTTGTAAGTTCTTTTACCTGGCCATAACATACAATCAATATGTTCATCTTCTAAATGTTCTGGTATTTGACACTCCATAGCATGTGCTGTTTCTACTATGCTTGTAAAGTTATCTGATTCAAGTAAATGATTATATAAATCATCAGGGTGCTGTCTTGACCCAATTACTACTACAGCAGTATGTTCCTCTTTACGACTTGATAATGTTGTAGTCCACCATTGTCTTGTACTTTCTCTTGCACCAGGTTGCATAGTAGTTTGATGGTCTTCAATGTCGTCAGCAATAATAATATCGCAGTCACGAGATAATATCTTTCCACCTTTACCTACAGCAACCATAGTAGGTGACTTAATACCTGCAACAGTTCTAGTACCTACAGTAAATTGATTTTGTGACCAGTTCTTACCTGACCTGTTATCTGGTTTAAAACTTGTACCAGGCATACAAAAGTCATCTCTCAATTCTTCATTAGTATCTAATACATCAAGTACAGCAGATAATGCATTCTTAGCAATGTCTTCATTACCACCCACCCACATAATTCTTACGTTAGGGTTTTTGCATATTTGATATACAGCAAAGTGTATTAACAGTTCAGTCTTTCCATGTCGTGGGGGTGACAGTATTAATAACTCTTTACCATTTTCTATACTGTCAATAATGTTATTAATCCAGTTCTTATGAAAATCCGCGGTGTCATATACTTCTCCTAGTTCAGTTCTAAAATAGCGTTGTCGGAAGCTCGAAAAATTTTCTAATGAGTCTTTTGCATCTTGTGATAGTTCCCAATCTTCTGCAGCTACTTCGTTTCTAGTATCTATTTTGTAGGCAGCAAGCATGCGACTGACAGTAGCTGAAGTGCAACCAAGGAGGGAAGCTGCGTCAACTACTGTCATATCGCCAGTGGCCACTTGTTCAGCTATTCCTTCGCTTACGAAAGCTCGGTAATACTGTCCGCGCCTAACGGAAGCGTAGTCGCCCTCGTCAGACTTACGTTCTATATTAATAGGTTTTATGTCATCTTGCTTGTTATATATATTATCACGTGCAAATTGTCGTTTCTGACACTTAGGAGAACAGAATTTACGTTGTTTACCTTTTAATTTTTTCCTGCAACCCTCTGCTATACAGATTACATTTACGGGTGTATCTACCATTAATTAACTATCTTTCATTAGATGTTTGTATAGTGAGAATTATATGCTATAGTCAACTTAATTACAAACACTAAACACAAGTAATTTGTTACAGGTGAAGATGGCATCGGGAGTCGAAAAGCTGCTCACTGGCAAGACAGTACACTAGAAAGACAAAGGCAGTACCCAAGGACACAAGAAAAGGTTTAGTCAGCATACTGACATAATATGCCCGCTAATGCTCAAAAAGGCTGTGTTTACTGACAATACGGTCTACAGAATTACCAACATATTTTTTACGTATAATAAAGTGACAGTCTAGATTAAAACCTGTTAGTCAAACATCTTGTATATGAATTTCTGTATATCCGACTACTTAGATACTTTAAATTTATAGACAATATAGATATACAGAAATACATATTTATATGGTTGACTTACATACCCTAGTTAATTAAATATACCCCTATATAGTTTAAATTGATACCTATATGAACTTAAGTAATATATATATTTAGATGTTAATATTTTCTTCGTCTTCCTTTGGGAATCCGAACTAAATCTATAGTTTTGATTTCTTTTAGTTATATATAGTGAAAGGATAGTAATGGCTATATTAAATAAAAAGTCTACAGAAGAAACTGTAGATAAAGTTGAAGTAACCGAAGAAGTAGTTGAAGAAACTAAGTCTAGTACCTATGAATGTAAAGGTTGTAATAAAACTTTTAAGAAAGGTAATAACTTTAGATGGATTCGACCTAAGGCCAAATTTGATAATGGTACTTATGTAGATAATATATTTATAGTTTGGAACTGGTGTAAACCTTGCGGTGAATCTAAAGCTAAAGAAGCATTCGGTTATATTAACAACTAAATATCCAATTTACTTGGTTAACTAGGGTAATTAATTTTATCTTAGTTAGCCAGGTATTTTTTTTAGTCGCTTTATCTGTAGTCTAAATGTCAAACGATAGTATTTTTTTCTTCCGCCTGCATTCGCATTCGTAATAAAAAAAAAGGATTTTATATGAAAATAAATTGGTTTGAGTATTGGATATGGATACCTATATATGTAGCTATTAAGAATAGAGGTAATTTGTATAGTATATATAGCGAATTATTTGTGATTAATGGCATAAGATTAGGTAAATATAAACATTTAATTGAAAGGTAAATATGAGTAAAACAATTATCTGCGGACACTGCGGTAATGATGTTGAACCAAATAATAGGTATTGGCATAGACAAAAAGCTAAATGGTATCCGCTATATATACATAACCATTGCGGTGTTAAGTTACACGAAATAGGTGAAAGTAACCAAATCTGGAACGTACATCGCAGAGGTAAACTAAATACAAAAGCTATAGAAGATAAGTTAGCTAAAGAAGCAACAACTAAAGCCGAACAGCTTAAGTTATCTCTATAAACTAGTTGACTAGGTAGTTTCCCTTATCTACCTAGTTAGCTTTTAAAGTCACTAACTATGAAAGGAATAATAAACGTGAGTGAATTAAAATCATTAAGATACGCAATACATCATACTGGTATTCCAGTTAATAATCCAGAAGATTATGACCCAGCTAAATATTATAATCGTTCTGGTTGTGCATACGTAGATACATTATGCAGTTGTAGTCTAGGTAAAGGAATTACTTATTACTTTGACTGGTATAACGATACCGATGATTCTGTATATCGTGAACATATAGAAGAAGAAATTAAAGCTAGATTTAATAATAAGTTTCGATTCTGCGATAGTTGTGAATCGGAAATAATGGATAAGATAAAAGAACAATACTAATGTATTTTTTTTCTATCTTGCCTTCGCAATCTATAAAAAAAAAGGAGTGTTTTATTTATGAAAGTAAATGAAGAACTAAAAAATGCAATTAATCTTGTAGTTAATTTTGTTGAAGAAGTTAACGAAGATAATGCAAATACTGTAAAAGAAATTGTAGCTACTAGTGTAAAAGCACATAGCTTAAACAAATATGAAGCTAGATTAAAAGACGATTTAGATTATCTAGAAGTTGGATAATCGGAAAGGATATTATTATGGAAAATGATAATACTACTTCTGTTGACTCTACAGAAACAAAACAATATGAGTTACCTATCTGCGGTATTACAGGTAAACCCTTAGAATGGGGACAACGTACTTGGATATCAACATATGTAAAAGGTAAAAAGGAAGTTATTCCTTTGTATTTGGATATTGAAGCAGTTCGTGCTTTACATAGACAAAGTCCTACTTATATAGCTAAAAAAGGTAATCAAGATACCCAACAGGTAGATAATAATCAAGTAAATATGGATGATTTAGTTGATGAAGAAGTTAGCATATAGCCTTCTCTGTTAATTGTAGATACTGCGTAGTTAGTAATAGCTACGTAGTTATCTATTTTTTTTATTAAGTCACGGATTTTTACAAAAATGTCAAACGAAAGGCAACTATGCAAAACCTAATAGAAAAAATACATAGTTTATCTGTACGTAGTTTAATTACAGTATTACTATGGATTATAAATGACTTGAACAATGCAGCTAATTCATCTAATTATGCAAACTTAGACGAAAAAGTTAAGGGATGGTGTGCAATGTTACTTGAAGCTGTTGAATATCAAGTCGATAAGGAAATTAAAAGAAATAATACTATAGAGGAGGAATAATGGACGAAATGTTAGATATGATGAAGAAAACATCTGCAATGCTAGCAAATCTAGATAATAGAATAAAGTTATTAGCAGATATTACTAGTGTAATGACAGAATATCTAGGTGAACGTGATAGTGAATTTAGAAATATGTTTATTATGGGAACATTACATAATGATGATTTACGTAATCAATTTACAGAATTTCTTAATCAAAATCACAAAGATATAGAACACGGTGATGACCTTATTACAACAATGATGGAAATCAACGAACAATTTGCTAATAAAGAGGAGGAATAATGCCTAATTGGACAGCTAATTACTTAGAAATTACTGGTAAACCAGAAGATGTTGATAGATTTATTAATGATGTAACAGTATTAGAAGCAGAACCAAATGATGTTTCTATTAGTTATGATTTAACTAAAATAAATCCACTACCAGATATATTTGATTCAATGCACACTGGTGCAAGAAATATAGATGGTGTTAAATATACACAATGGTTTGAAGATAGTGAAGGTGTTAGACCATTACTTGAAATTAATGCATTAGAAATTACAGATAAATATGGTACTTGTGACCCAGTTGACTGGCAATATCGTAACTGGGGGACTAAATGGGGTGATTGCGATACAGTAATTGTATCTAAAAACACTACAAATGATAGTATCAAAGAACTTGAAATGCGTTTTGATTCTGCTTGGGGTGAACCTTTTATGTTATTAAATGATATATCACGAAAGTATAATTTAAGTATTACAAATACTTGGGATATAGAATTAGGTAACGGTGATGGTGTAACTAAATATCCTTGGACGGATGAACATACGCAAGAAACATATGAACATTTTGTTGAACAACACGAAGAAATGAAACTAAGTGTCAAAAAGATGTTTATGGATAGAGATTCAACTGCATAAGCAATTGAAACGCAAAATAAGATGAAGGACCTAGTTAGTACGGTACTAATTCCCTGTTGTATACGGATGGCTAGGTTCTTCTCTTGTGTTCTACTCTCACAGACCACAAGAGAAAGTTTTTTTTTGGTCACGGATTTATGTAAAAATAATAAACGATAAAGGAAGGTAATAATGAAAATAGAAATAGGTGATTGGCATAATATATATTCACAAGAACCAGACAATAAGCTATACATATGCCAAGTAGCTTATATTCCACAAGACTCACACAAAGATAAAAAAAGTTGGGGTAATGATGGTACTGTATTTAAAATTAGAGTACACGCACCTACAATAGAAACTGCTTTAGCACAAGCTATGCGTATTGTGAATATAGAACGTGCTATTGATATGTGTATGATACCAGATGAACATCCAGATTATATAGGTAAAGAATCATTAACACATGATGATATCAAAGCAATTGTTGATGACACTAGAGAAAGAGGTGTATATCAAGCTTGGATGTTAATAGAACCTACTTCGATACAAATTCATTTAGAAGATGACGAAGAAGCTTTGATGGGTATGACTGCAAATAATATAGAACAAATTATTGAACGTACTAGTGATGAAGCAGAAGAATATTTAAAGGAAATAACAGATGATGAATAGCACAGACATTGTTCAACAAGAACCACCAAGAGTTAATAACTCTAATAAAGGTCGTAAACCAGTATTGTTGAATGACAACGTAGTTAAAGTTTTACTAGCAAATCCTAATGTATGGTTTCGCATTGGCGTAACAGACAACTGGATAAGCGGAGTAAAAAAGAATATAGAAAGTATGCAACAAAATAATATAAAACATCTTATAGATGTTGGCAGATTTTCTATTGTACAAAGAAAGAATGATGATACTAATAAAATTGATATTTATTGTCAATTTGTTACATCATCACAAGAAGAAGAATAGTAAGGAAGGAATACTATGGAAAAACAATTAGACTGTTGGAAGCTAGCCAACGCTGTATTAGGTAAGTCACGTAGAATTTTATTATACGGACCACCAGGTACAGGTAAAACATATAGTGCAGTTAAAACAAATGCACCACTAGATATGGACGGAAAACCAAATGTATACCAAGTAACAATGACAGAAGATACAGCTTCTGCAAACTTGGAAGGCTTTTATATGCCTAGTGCAGATGGTTCATTTAAATGGAATGACGGTATTGCTATACAATCTTGGCGTAATGGCGGTAGATTAGTTATTAACGAAATCGACCACGCTTCACCAGATGCAATGACATTCCTACACGCTATATTGGATGACCAAGATATTGCAATGTTGACGTTAAACAATGATAATAAGGAAACTGTTAGACCAGCAGAAGGCTTTCAAGTTATTGCTACAACTAATAGTCCGCCAGAATCATTGCCACTTGCATTAAAGGATAGATTTCCTGTAAAAATTAATATCGATAAAATACATCCAAAAGCAATGGACAAATTCCCAGCAGAATGGCATACAACAATCCAGGACACTACATTGATAGATGACCCGGAAGAACGTATATCTGTTCGTGCTTGGAACGAATTCTTTGAATTACAAAACAAAGGCTTTTCTATAGATGTAGCAGGTAAGCTAATATTTGCAGACAAAGCAACAGATTTGTTGGACGCTATACACTTAAGCCAGGTCGATTAATGCACGGTAATAAAAGATATCCATATCCACAGATAGTTACTGGGGATGACTGGACTGTTTACAATACTACATCATTAGATGAAACACCTAAGACAGACAATTTAAATAAACAAATGTATGTTCCTATGGATGCAGAATGTAATAGATGCGGTATTGACCACAGTAGAATGATTCGTAGACACGAATTAGGTCACGCAAAATGGTCACCAGCTACCATTGGTAAACTTAAAGGCATACGTAAGGATGCTATTGAAGCAATGGAAGAAGTACGTATTAACTATTTATTAGGTAAATACAAACTTCCAGTTGATGAACCAGTTATGTGTTTGGATGACATAAAAATACGCTATATGGATTTGATTTATAATCAAAGTATTGCAGATTTAATGCTGTATACAATTGCTAGTTATTCACATAATCGTGATTACGAATTAAATAAAAACTCAACTTTTGAGGCTTTATTAGAATTGTTAAATACAGCACAAGAATATGATGATTTATCACCTATGCGTAAAGCAGAACTTGCTTTTACTCACAATGTTGTAAGGGATTTAACAGGTGAAATACGCTATTCACGTTCTGGTAGCAATCCAAGTTATCGTAAGGTACAAAAACTAGCTAAACGCTTGACAGATATACTAAATATGTTTCAAGACAAACCAGAACCATATCAACCGGAAGCAGATAGTAATTCTATCGGAGGTGAAACCGAAGAAGGTGAAGGTGATGGTAGTGATGAAGCAGAACAAATTGCTTATGGCGTTTCCGATTTAGAAAAACGTATGCGTAAAGAATTAATGCAAGAAATGCAATATCGTACAACATCTGGTATAGGTTACTGGGGTTCAATGGAAATATTGCAACCAGCATTAACAGTAAACTTACAAGGTAGACTCAAAGCTAGTAGAGGATACCAAGCTAAAGATTATGGCTACAATCCTAAATACATTAATAGGTTTTGTGTTGACAGAAAAATATTCAAACAAAAGTTGAATGTTAAAGGCGGTACAATACTTATAGACGCATCTGGTTCAATGATGTTTAATGGCCAAGATATATTGGAAATTATGGAATTATTGCCAGCTGTAACTATTGCTATGTATAACGGTCACTATAATAAAGGTCACTTACGTGTAATTGCACGTAATGGCAAACGTGTATCGGAACAATATTTAAATACACATTCTGGAGGAGGTAACGTTGTTGACGGTCCAGCATTAGAATGGTTGGCTACTATGCCAGCTAGACGTATTTGGGTATCCGATATGAAAGTAGTAGGTTCATATCAATCTAGAAATGCAACAGGTTTTAACCTGCTTAAGGAATGCTACGATTTATGTACTAAACATCGCATTATTAATTTAAAAGATGTTGAAGAAGTAAAGGAACACGCACTTAAATTAAATAGTGTGTTAAAGTAGTAGGGAATATAGTAACACGCAAGTGTACCTATGTTTCCTTTCCATAGGTTAAGCTGTATTTAGTAGCAGAATAGAGTGCAGGGAGAACCTGCAACGGGTTACCTTCATTAACAGTCAACAGACCTATAGTGAACACTGCTACGACTACTTAGACGAAACTAATGGCATAGCCAGGACGAAGGCTAAGCAACGAAGCACCATCGCTGGTGCTAGGAAGCGTGCGTGAGGGATGGCAGATGCCATTAGCTAGAGTTAACAAAAAGGATATAATGTAAATTAATTAAGAAATAATTATACTGTTACATCGTATAGAGTAATAGTTTAGTACTAGTACGCAGGCAAACCCATATACTGTAAAGCAGTTGAACTTCCCTGTACGCGGTAAAACTAACTGCCTAACTATATGAGTTAGATGTTGGACTAAACAAGTTTTATGTAACTAAAACATAACTTTGTAACAGATTAATTATTTTTTTTTGGTTAAACAAAATACCTAAGAATGTCAAACGATAGATAATTTTTTTTAGATACTTGCATTGATGACAATATCAAACTAGAGTGAATACTATGAATATAGATGAATTGCTGCTTGAAGCAGAACAAGGAAAACGTAGTCCAATATTAGCAAGAATAACAAAAGAAGCATTGCCTTTTTGGGAAGGATGTGAAGCTAAAGTACTTAATGGAACATCAATAAAACCATACGTAGTTATGCGTTTACTAAAGGAACATTTTAATGTGAAGATTAGTGAATCTGCTATACGTAATCACTTTGAAAATTTGGCTGCATCTAATGGCAAATAAAAAAAATATAGAAAAGCTTTTACTAGAAGCTGAATCACAAGAAATACGTGATTTAAAAGCAGACAACCTTCGTTTATTAAAACAACTAGAAAAAGCTAAACGTAAAAAAGAAGATTTAATTGACGCTATATATCAAGCAGTATCTACTAATCTACGTACTTGGAATAAACCTAAAATACCTAAACCTCGCATTCATAAAAGAACAAAAGACGCAGAAGTTGCGGTAGCTGTTTTATCAGATATACAACTAGCTAAAGTTACACCAGATTACAATACATTAGTAGCGGAAGAACGTGTAATAGAATACGCGAACAAAATTGTTGAATTAACAAACGTACAACGTTCTGCACATCCAGTTAATAAATGCGTTGTATTAGCTGCAGGTGATATTGTTGAAGGTGAGCTTATATTCCCGGGTCAAACACATCTTATAGATGCTTCGTTATATAACCAAGTTACAATAGATGGACCAAGAATATTGACAAAGTTTTTTGACATATTACTTGCTAATTTTAATGAAGTAGAAGTACATTGGGTGATAGGTAACCACGGCAGCCTTGGCGGTAGAGCAAGGAAAGACTACCATCCAGACTCTAATGCAGACAGAATGCTTGGAAAGATTATGTCAATGGTATATGAGAAAGAAAACAGAATATCATGGACAATACCAGACAGTACAGGTGACAACCACTGGTTCGACATCGCAGATGTAGGTGAAGGATGTAAATTCTTCGTATGGCATGGTGATAACGTAAGGGGACACAGCGGATTTCCTTGGTATGGTTTTGGTAAAAAGTTACTAGGGTGGAAAGCATTAGCGTCAAGAGGACTCATGCCCGATTTCGATTACGCTATTGCTGGCCACTTTCATACACCTACAACCATGTACGTTAATGACGTAAGGTTATGGGTTAATGGAAGCACAGAAAGTTACAACACTTACGCTTTAGAGCAGCTTGCAAGCATGGGAAGACCATGTCAATGGCTGTTATTTGCAAAGCCAGGAGCTGGAGTGACTGCTGAATACCTTGTAAATCTTAATAATGTATAGCTATAATGTATAATATGAATGACTTAATTGTCAAGTCTAAATGGAAATTAAGTAGTATAGAGTACAGTGGTCTAGGTGACACACCATACTTTATATTAACTAATGACCAAGGTGAAACTAAGTTAGTACCTATTGAACGTGGTGTACATAACTTACGAAGCCTATTAGACTTAGAAGAAGAATAAATATTTTTTTCTATCTGTTCCTTTTGGACCAGATATAAAAAAAAGAAAGGATGTTATGACTAATAACGTTGATTTACTATCCCCTTTTCCACAGGAGTTAGTAAGAAAAGCACCCGCAGGTAAGTTCGGTGATTATGTGCCACATGCACATTATGTAGAACGCCTAAGGGACAGTGGAATAAATTACAAATGGGAATGCGAACCAGTGTATAGCACACACAATGGAGAACAACGTATTGTAGGTGCTAAAGGTACTATTACTTTAGACGGTATGGGTAGCTATACAGGCTTTGGTGATGTAGATACATTTAAGTTAAACAACGACAAGTTTAATGATGGTAGCAACCTTAAAGACGCAGAGTCTGATGCATTTAAACGTGCATGTATGAGGTTTGGCCTTGGCGTAGAGCTATGGTCAGGCAGTAAACAGTCAGAAGAAGAAGCTACTGCAGCTACTGAACCAGAAGATAAGGTTGAAGTAACTAAAATAGACATGCGTAAGAAAGAAAATAAGCCTACAGCAGAAGATATGAAACGTATGAATGACATTATGGATAGTATCGTAGGTGAAGGTACAGAAGATGATACAGATATTAAACCATATCCTAAAGACGAAGCACCTTTCTAATGCCTGACTTAGAGTTTATAGCCAGGACTATACACACAATGACTGAAGGTGTACAGAATAAAGAAACATTACATAAGATTATGGGTACAGCTAATGAGTACGCTAAGACTATGAAGTTTCCTAAATCTAAGACTGAGTGGTCAGATGAACAGTTAGACAAGTATTTTAACATGATTGAAAGACTTGTAGAACTACCTGTACAATACTCTCAAGCAGACTTTGATGAGTTAACATTAGAGGAAAGACTAGAAGCTGCTGGTTTAGCAGCGACAGACAAGACGGAGGGTCTACAACAACCCGGAGGTCTTGTCGGAGAGGTATTGAAAGATATGGAACAACAGAACAAGTATCGTGACGATTTGAAATGTCCCTATTGTCAAGCAATGGTATATGATAATCGTAACAGCAAAAAGTCAGATAAAAGTCCAGACTTTACTTGCAGCACTAACGACCCTGTTGTATGTGGTGGTCATACAGGCAAATGGCGTAAGTCATGGTGGTTAGACAACACAGATATACCAGAGGAGTGGGGTATATAATGAATAGATTACAGCGTAGAGCTGCTAAATCTAAAAAGAAAACCAGATACAGAGGTTTAAGTAAACGACAAGTACTTACACCTGATAGCTGGAGATAAGGAGGTCTAATGATACCTGAATCATTTAGAGGTGAAGAAATACCAGCATATATTAAAAGTAAGACACAACTGGTAGCGTATGTTCTTACAAGATATATGGGAGAAAGTCCTATAAGTAACTGGGAATTTGTAGCAGAATTATATTGTCATAGATTTGGTGGTATTATACACAATCTAAGACAAGAAGGTTACAAGATAACTACTTTACCTTCAAAGAAGCGTGGTTTAGTACATTACTATTGTACTGAATTACCTACGAAAGCTACCATTAGCTAATGATAGAACTAGTAGTTGGTTGTTTGTTTCCGCTTTCACTAACAACTAACAACTTACCTGAATACCGTGACTGTCAAGTGGTGGAATATAACATTAATCATGTTATAGACTATACAGACATGGTATCCAGGTACTTTAAAGAGGAAGACATCTTGCAATCGCTTAACATCATCTATTGTGAAAGCAGCGGCAAAGTAAATGCCGTAGGTAACAATAAAGATGGTACGCAAGATGTTGGACTCTGGCAATTTAATGATGATACTTGGGCTTGGTTAAAACCTAAATTAAGTATAATAAGTCCAAGGACTAATCCAGAAGTATCTACAGCAGTTGCTTCATGGTTAGTATACAATGACGGTTGGCATCATTGGAATAGTAGTAAACACTGTTGGAAAGGAATAGATAATGAATTGTTGTGGTATAAAGTTATCCCAAGTATGCGTGGTAACTGACCAAGTATATTGTGATTACTGTGAAAAAGTATGGGGTCACGTAGATGAGTTTTTAGAATGAACATAGACGATAATTTATATAGTTACAAAGTAAACAAAAAGTTTATGGAACAAGTAGACAGTATGTACAATTATCAATGTGAAGATTGTAATGATGTATATATGACAAACGTACCGTGGGATGTTAAGTGTCCCCATTGTATGGACAATTATTATAAAGGACAAGATGATTTATGAGCAAAGATAATAAAATAGATTTAGATAAGATTAATATATTTACACATCATAAGTATTTAAAAACATGGGCTGCAATGTTTAGTAAAGCATGTGGCAGTGATACTTTTGATGTAAAGCCAGATATGAATAAACTTAGATTCCTTATGGATAAGTTTGTAATGGATTATAACTGGCATTTAGAACAACTAGATAAGGACATGCAACATGACGCGCATGTAAAAGACTATCGTAAAATGGAAGAAGAATGAGTAACATTAAATATGTTAAACAACTTTTAGATAAAGAAGAAGAAATTTGTATGCATACAAGTGGTATTAATGACTTAAGAAAAATTATTGCATTTCTTAAAACAAAAGATAATACAATCTTTTCTACAAATTGTGAATGTGGATTAGTAGCAAGAAAACATAAATCGTATGTTAAAGATTGGGCAACTTAAAGGAGGAATAATGACAGCTAAAGAGCATCCAATGTACAACACATATTTATATTGGAAAAAAAATAAAGAAACTATTAAACAACGTATAGAAAATACTTTTGATTTAAAACATAAGCTATATAGAGATGTCTGATATATCGCTTATACGTGAAAAAGCCATGGAACGTGCTAATTACAGCTGCGAATGGGCATACTGTACAGACAGTAGATGGTTAGAGTTAGCACATATCCAGGCAATTGGGATGGGTGGTAGTCCCAAAAGAAAGTTTGACATTAACAATGTAGCAATACTATGTAAACATCACCATGATATTTATGATGGTAGACAAAGAGTGGGTAATAGTGTAGCGTACAGAGAACTGTTAATGGGTTTTTTAAAAAGAGAAACGTCTACAAAAGAATAGCTAACGCGAATTTATTTTTTTGGTTTCTTTTTAATATACATACCATACTTATCATATTCAGACAAGACTTCCATACTATTAGCTAACTCTTGATGATAAAAACCACGGTAAACATTTGCTACATCTTTTGAAGTTAGTGATTCTTTTTTACCACCACCTGCAGCTTTAAATGCTTTGGCTGCTAATGCATTCTGTTGTTTAACACGTCTATTTAGTTCTTGCTTTCCAAGACCTTTAACACCTCGACCTACCCAAAAATCATTACTCCAGTTATATTTTCCTGAAGGTTTCATACGTTTAGCCATTATGGATTTAACTTTGTTCCAATATTATCACGATTTCTATCTTCCCAAGTTTTAATAGAAGATATTTGTTTATAATTAGGTTTTTGAACTCCTGTTGTTATATAATTATCCATTTGTTGTCTAGCAGTCAATTTCATTTTCATTGCTTTTAACTTAGTTCTATATTGTTCAGCACGTAACTTTTTAGGTTTAGGTTTACGTTCAGGATTTTGTTTAAGTTTAGGCATTAATATCTTCTTTTTTTGCCAGGTTTTTTATATGCAGTTTTTTTACCTTTTTTTGATATTGGCATTATTTACCTCCGATTTGTTTCTTAGCGTAAGTTTTAACTACTGCTAACGCTGCTCCACCACCAGCTAACGCAGCTAGTTGTAATGTTTCAGCTTCTACACCTACTAAAGGTGCAACTGTTAACGCACCTATAAAAGCTTCAATAAATGTCCAAGCTGTACGTTCTAACATATCTTTTAAATCTTCACTCATTTTGTAACTCCATGCTTCGGACCAAGGTGTCCACGCTACATCCTTCTTGAATGTACCATCTTGGTTACGTTTTCTATTTGATTTAACAAACATTACGCCTCTGGTTTCTTAGGGTAAAGTATATCATCAAAAACTTTTTTCGGCAACATTGACAAAACACTTAGTGCAGGATTAGTTTTACTAGTTATATTAAGTACAGTTTTACCTAATTTTGCAGTACCTACTAAACCAGCTGCACCTTTACGTATTAAATCTACACCTGTTTCTTTAGCTGAACCAGTAAGTTCACTAGCTAATGTGTTACCAGATTTACCTGGTCCTTGTGTAAAGTATTTACCACGTTTAGCTTTATCTCTAGCTTCTTTTGCTGCTATTCTTCTTTGATTTTCAGGACTAGTTTGATAATTAAAGTCACCTTTACCAGAAGTTCTTGTATCAGGACCAGCATTAATATTAATATTTCCTTTGGCTTCTAATTCTTTAAGTAAGTTTGTTCTAAACTCTGCACTTTGTACTTCATAAGCAAATTGTTTAAGTTTGTAATCATCTCTAATTTGACCAGGTAATACTTTACCTGTTGTAGAAGAACGTGGTAAATTAGCAATACGACTGTCTTTTAATAATTTTCTATCTGCTTCTTGTTGCCAGCCAAATCTTGGATTTTCTGGGCCTACTTCTCCTTTTAGTTCTAATATTTTTAATTCATCAGGAGTTGGTCCAGATGTAATCATACCCATATCTCTAGGCTTAACGTCAAGATTACTAAAGGTAGCACTTTTAATTTTTTTATCTGCTTCATCCATAAAGATACGTTGTTGCTTAATAATTCCTTCAACATCACGTTGTTTAATTCTTTCGTTTTCAGCAAGTATTTCAGCAGCTTTAAGGTCTACACTTTTACTTGCACGTTCTAAAGCGTATTCAACATTAGACGCTGGTGTGTAAGTAACTTTTGGTTTTCTATCTGTAGTTCTTATACGATTAGGGTCGTTAGCAGCTAAACCTTTATTTTTATCTTCAATAAGTTTTAATACAGCAGACTCTTTGTCTAGTCCTGGATATTTTAATTGTGCTTCTTTAGCATAATTTTTTATATCTGATTGATAAGGTGCTTCTACTTTACCACCAACTCTAGGCATTTCTTTAGTAAGTATTTGGTCTTTAGGTATATTAATCATACCATCAGTTGTTACTACAGGTTTACCCTTTATACGTTGTCCTTGACTAGTTGTTTTACTACCTCCAACTGCATAATTACCTGTAAAATCTACACCTTTTGTAACATTTCCTACTGCTTCTTGACCTAATTCTTCTCCTAATTTACCTAAAGTTCCTGGTTTACCTTCTATTGTTGTACCTATATTCTTAGTGTCTTCAATGTTAAGCGCTATTTCTTTAGGACTATATCCAGATGTACGTTCTTTAATTAATTTTTCTAAAGCTTCATCTTCTTGTGCAGGTCCCATTTGTAATTTTGTTTTAGCTATGTCTGCTTCTAAAGCTTTAATCTCTGATTCAAGATAAGCTTTAGTCATTGACACATCTTCTTTAGGTAGCTTACTTAATAACTCTTGTGATAATGTTTGACCACCTTTTAATTCTGGTAATTTAGATTGAGTAGCAGATTTTTGACTAGGTCCTTGTGTTTTTTCTGCAACAGCTCTAGCTTCTACATTTTTTTTAATTTGTGCAGCTTTTCTTTGTAATGTAAAATCAGCCATTCTAGGTGCTTTAATATCACCATATCTAGAAAGTTGACCTTTTAATACGTCTAGTTGTTCCATTTGTCCAAACAAAACTTTGTCTTGTTGTCCTGCACTAGGTACTCTTTCAACTTTAAATTCTTCTGCAATATTTACTTTGTCTAAATTAGCTCTAACACTTTTAATAAATGTTTCTGATAAATTTTTATAACCTTTTTCTTCTTTTAAATATCTAACTAAATCTTCATCAGTTGATAAATCATTGTATTGATTTCTAATTTTATTATTTTCAGCTTGTGCTTCAATATTAGCTTGTGTATCTACAGCAGCTTCTTCTAAATATTGTTGGTCTGCTGTTTCATAAAAACCTTCTGGTTGAGGATTATCACTACCTATGTCATCACTTGTTATAAAATCTGAAGCAGCTTCTTGACCTAATTGTTCTGTTTCTTTAGCAGCATCATCAATATTAAACCCATCTTCTGGGTCAAATTCATCAATATTATTACTAATTTTGTATGGTTGATTAGGTCTAACCATTATGTAATCCTTTTTTTGTCAAGTTTAGCAGACAATATTTGGACTTCACCACTAATCTCTTGTAATTTTTCCATTACATCAGATGTATTTTCTGGTGTATTAGTTACATCACCATCATAATCTATGTATGTAACCTCGACATCTTGTCCAGATTGTATAGCTGCAGCAACACGTGGATATACAAACTTATATGCATCAACGCTACTGCCGATGAACCCGTCTTTAGCTATACGATTGTTAGTTTGTGTGTTACCCAGTATTAAACAACCAGCTGTATGCTCATCAGTATTACCTGTATGCCATAAGATATACTCAAAACCTGGTACATCTTGTACCCATATCATACCTTTATGAAAATCTGCACTATATTTAGCTAAATATCTATTATGAAATCCACCTTCAGTACGTAATTTAAGCTTATAAGTACCTGCAGGTATACGTGTTTCACCCCAAACTTTTACATCACGCTGTTCATCTTCTAATGTGTAGGCTAAAAATGTACGTTTACCTCTGTCAATTTCAAATAACAAGCCTGATGTAGAGTCTTTACCACTACTAATTCTTAATACTTCATACTGCATTATTTTTTCTTAGATTTTTTTTTAGCTTTATTTTTTTTGCTATTAGGAAAACCTTTCTTCATATCAGAATAAGCTTTTTTAGATATAGTAGAATTTTTTTTAGACCTACTTGTACCAGCTTTTTTTCTTTTATTTATATTATGATAAAGACCTTTTTTAGCAGCCATTATTTACCTACTTTCTTTTGAGCATTTTTATGTGCTTTACTAAATGTTGTACCACGTTTCATAGAATTAACCATAAATTGTATGTGTTTTTTACTGTGATGTTTACTATGTTTTTTCATACTATCTTGTTGTCTTTTATTTAATTTAGAAACATCAACACCTTTAATTTTTTTTGTAACCATGTTTACCATTTAACCTTATGTGACCAATATCTTGCTGACATTTTACTAGGATTTCTATCTTGTGCATTATGTCTTGCATAATAAGATTTTTTACGTGCTTTGTCTTTTTTGGTTTTAGGATTTTTACCTGCGCCTTTAACACCTTGTTGACCAAACCTAATTAATTTAAGTTCGTGTCCTTCTTGTGCTAATACCATATGCGACTTAGTTGCATGTCCAGGTGTACGCTTAGGTTTGTTTACACCTTTAAGTCCATGTTTTTTTAATAACGCTTTTTTTCTAGCTTCGTGTGCCATTATTCTTCCTCACAATTTCCGTATTTGCAGTTGCATATTTGTACAAATGAACCGTCTAGTTTAGTTGTAACTATACACATTAGTTACCTCCGCAACAACCGTTACCACAACAGTCCATTACCTGCTCACCTTGCCTTTATTATCTGGTTTATCTTTTCTAAATCCTATGGTTAATAACCATACTACTAATGTAATTATAGTAGCTAATCCTGTTATTTGTTGTGCAGAACCTGTCAATGTTAATGTAGCTATAATTAAACCAACAAGAGTCCATGACAAATTAAGTGTTTCTTTGATTATTTCTATTAACCAATTCCATACTTTTTTAATTGCTTTTTTTATCATATAGTTTTCCTAAATATAAATGAAGCCATAGTAGCTATTCTAGTCAAAATAACTGGGACTACAACTTCTTGAGCTTTTTCCTTTTGGTCACTAGTCATGTCATCCCCAATACTTGTAAGGTTTATATCTTGTATATTTACATCTACAAAAACTTCTATAGGATTTTCTATAAATGCTTCGTATTGTATCTCTGTAACAACGTCAGCTAGGGTATAATCTTCTACGTCTGCATTTTCTACAGCTCTTTCCACGTATTCTTCTACAGCTTCTGCTACTACAGTATCTGATTTAACAGCCTCTGCAATAATTTCAACATCTTCAGTTTCAACTGATAATACCTCAGCAACAACCTCAATTTGTTCCTCTGTAAGTTCTTCAACATTTTCAATTGCCTCCTCAACAACAGCTTGTACTATTTCCTGTACTTCTTCAGTAGCTTTATCTAAATTTTGTACACCAACATCATTAACTTCTTCAAGAACTTCTACAACTTCTTCGGTGGTAGCTTCTTCAACGACAATATCCTCAACGATTTCTTCAACTTCAGATACTGCGACAACGACTTCTTCCTCAGAAAGTTCTTCTGCAGGTTCCTCCTCAACATCTTCCTGTATTGGCTCATCCAAAACTTCCTCGATAACTTCTTCATCTTCCACCACAACAACAACATCATCTTCTAAAACCTCTTCCTCAATAACAATTATAATATCTTCTGGTATATCTAGCTCTATAACTTCTTCTTCTATTTCTATAATTTCAATAGTATCTTCAAGTTCTTGTATAATATCTACAAATTCCTCTAATTCCTCTTCAGATAAATTTTCAAGGTCAATAGTGCTATCCTCAAGCTCTTCTAATATAAGTAATTCTTCTTCAGCATCTATCTGTTCCTGAATTAAACGCTCTTCTTCAGCAGCAATCTCTGCTTCAATAGCAGCTATTTCTTCTTCCGTGAGCTCAATAACTTCCTCTTCAATGAGAATATCTTCCTCTGTAAGGGTGTCATCTCCAAGTATCTCTTCGTCCAACTCATCATCTATCTCTTCTTCGACAATATCAATAACATCATCAGGTATGTCAGTGCAATCACCGGGCTGATATCCAAACCAATCTCCACTTTCTACGGCTTCCAAATATTGTTTATACGATAAAGGGTTACCTGGGTGTTCACAACCATTTTCGTCCCATGCCAAATACGTTGTAATATTATCTTCAACGACATCTTCTGCTTTGGGTAAGGTTGTGCTAGTTGTTGTCGTACTAGGTGGCGTTGTATCAGGAACATAATCATAATTATATAATACACTTTCTACAGGTGTAAAGTCGCTAGTTGTACCATTAGTATCGTGAAATGCTTTTACCTTTGCATATATCTTTTGATTATTTACAGACAACTCGTTGTATAAATACTCTGCTGTAAATGTATAACTCTGCCAAGACAGTGCTTCTGTAAAACCAAAGTCTGTTTGTTCTGATATATCATCAGCAGTTTCAGTAAGTCCAATATAAACTATGTAGTATTCAGGTGGATTATCTTCAAAGCCGTCACTCTCTTGCCAACTTACTGTAATGCTACCATCATTGTTTAATGTATTAGTTATACCATAAGGTGTTTGTGTTTCAGTATGATACGCATATACAGGAGTAGCTATTAGTAATACTGCAGCTACAACAGCTAATAACTTTTTCACATTAAGTTATTGATTAACACCACCAATGCTGAGATTGCAACTAACCAGCCCGATAACTCTTGTCTTGATATTTTTTGATTAACTTTTTCGTGTAATTCATCTATACGTTTATTGATATCTTGTTGTCCTTCTAATATAAGTTGTAACATTTCTTTTTGTGTAAAGCCATTACCGTTATGGGAGGTCATCAACATTCCAATCTTGCCAATCCCAATCATCTTTCTTTGTGTAATAATAAGGTTCTTTATTAGATTTACCTGTTAAAAATTTATATAAATCAGCATAGTTTTCCCATACTAAAGCAACTAAGAGTAATAAAAAAAGTAAATCCATAAATGGGATTATATCATATTCTCCAGTAGGTTTATAAGTAATTCTATATAATCTGCATGAGTACTATCTAATGTTATGCTTTTATCTTGCTTAGCTAACTCTATAGCTTTATGTAATGTATAACCGTCTATGTACGTTATTGTGTAAGGGTCAGGAAGCAAATTATAATCAGGAGGATTTTTAACAAACTCACTATTTATTATCCATTCGTCCAGTGCTTCTATCATTGTCAAACTCTTTAACTGCTTTGTCATAGTACATTCTACTAGTAGCTATTACTGATGCTGCTTCATCTCTAAATACTTGGTCAGTTTGTTCTGTAGCTTTAACTACATCTAGTTCAAATGTATCATCTATTGGAACAACAGATATGTGTATAAGAGGAGTACCTTCTGTTACTTGCAATACTTCTCCTACTTCCATTGGTCTATTTATTTCAAACGGAAAATTTACTTGACCATACGCATCAGTTCTAACAAGACCTGATAAAAACTTAATAGGCCTATCTTCGTAGTGCCAAAAAGGGTCGTTAAATATTAAACCCCAACCAGGTGGTGTTTTAAACTGCCAAGGTGATACAAGTTTAAATGCACCTCCACCAACTAATGGTGTAACAGGTGAGCCTTCTATTTGATATTGAGAGTGACCATCTATTGCTTTGGGTAATGGTCCTTGTCCTATTTGCCAATGTACATCATCTTCTGTTCTAGTAAACTCTATCCAAGACCACGAAGGCATTATATATCCATAATTAATTACATCTCTAATAGCAGGGCAAGTTTTAATGTTTCCTGAATTTGCTAAACTTTCATAATTACTATCACGTTTAATTGTTTTCCACCAAGCAGGTGGTGCTTTTTTTGCAGCAACAATAGGGTGTAAATCTACTATCCAGTTTAAATCTTGGTATATAGGAATAACTTCTAGTTTCATAATAATTTTTTTGGCCTTCTTTTCAACACGGTATTGTATATTTTAGTAGTATTGTTTCTTACTTTAGTAATATTTTTTACCTCTTTACACATAGCCCACATTTCATCAGTCATAAGTTTATAATCTAAAGTTACTGATTTATTAAAATATAAAAGCATAAAAGGTTTATCAACACTCCATTCAAAGCTAGCTTGTTTCTTTTTATCTGTTACCTCTACTGCAAAATTTAACATTCTGTTCCAACTGTAAATATTAAACGAACCTGGTACAAATGTACAGTTATCCATTTTTAAATCTGTTCCAGGTAGTAATGATATTTCAATATCTTTAGTATCTGTAAAAAGTATATAAGGTACTATACATTGAAGTGTAAGAACACCATATACTTCTTGTTTTGTTACATTTATAAAATTAAATATATCTTGACCTAATTGACCTGCAGTATTGCTACCTATAAACTCTGTTTCCATAAGGCCTGATATAGGATTGTATATCCACTTTACATCTAAAGGAGCATTGATTGCATATAATCTATTGTTAGCTATCTGAACAGCAGGACAACCATACGTATTTTTGTTATATAAATATGGTTCACTAAATATACTTGTTGGATAACTATAACCTCTATCTAATGAATAAACTACTTTAGATTTTTTGTATCTATTAAATAACATACTCCACCTTTAAATTTTATTCTTCAGTATGTAAAACCCATTGTGTATTTTCTTCGTCCCAATCCCACCATTGGTTCTCTAATATTTCATCTGTTGGGTAATCTACAGGTGGTTTCCATTCCCATTCACTTTCATTCCAAACCCAACTTGGAAAAGGTCCACTAGCAGGTTTAGTAATTTTTTTATCTTCAGCCCATATGTCACCTATAACTACAAGGTTACTTCCTGGTGCCAGTGAAAATGTATCACCAGGATTTTCTTCAGATAAGAAATCGTCTATTGTATCTCCGACAAGAATATTTTTTACAATGTTATCAGACCCTATGTGTACAATCATTAAAGTTTTTTTACTTTCTTAATATTAGTTACGTTACCTGCAAGTGTTGGTTGGTCATATTTTAATATTTGCATACGACCTGCTGAACCGTGACCACCCGCGTTACTATTACTGTCATTCTTTCTACTACCTCCACCTGAGCCATAGCCACCACCATTGTTAGGTGTATTTCCACCATTGCCTCCAACGTTTGTGTTGCCTACATCTCCTCCTCCACCTGAACCATAAAACCCTTGTTGACCACCACCTGCACAGTAGTTTTCTCCTAGAAAAGCAAATCCATCTCCACCGCCTTGAGCACCATTATCACCAGTTAAATCAGAACCCATACCTCCACCACCGCCACCCATATAGCTGTTGTTGTTAGTTTTAGGTCCACCATTTCCACCTATGTTACCTGTTGGTGCAGTATTGTTATCTGCTCCTGAGCCACCTCCGCAACCACCTGAACCACCTGCTTGGCCCTGTCCTGCACCACGACCACCACCTGAAACAGAAATATTAGATAAAGTATTTTTATTATTTGATTGAGCTTTAAAAGTTGCAGCATTCATACTTGTAGTACCACCATTACCACCATTTAAAAATTGACCTTTGTTAGCACCACTACCTCTACTACCTATAGATATATTAGAAGTACCACTAAATTGTACGCCTTCAAAGAATACAGCTCCTGCTGCACCCCCTCCACCTGCACGCCAACCTCCGCCACCTGCACCACCACCAACGGCAAACACTTGATATTTGGTGTTATTGCTTTCAGGTGCAAATGAGCCATTACTATTGTTTGTTTGAACAAGTGTCATAGCTTTTGCATTGAGGTCTTCACCTCTACTTATATGTGAAGTTGTACCATCATTTAATGCAAGTCTTTTAAAACCCATATTAACTCCTATTTAATTATGTAATCTGTGTACCGAATGCACTAAATGAAACGTTATTGTCAGAAGCACCGACAGAAATTATGTCAGTTTCAGCTAAAGTTATACCAAGTGTTAATGTAACAGTATCTTTAGCAGCTATTGATGTTTCAAAAGCTAAACGGTCTTCGTCAGCAACTACACCGCCTCCAACTTTTACGTTAATATTAAACGTATTTGCTGCGTTTTCTCTATTACATACGACAATGCTTGATACAATTGCACTTGTGCCTGCAGGTACAGTATAGAGTGTAACATCATTACCTGATGCGGCTCCTGTCTGTCCTAGTACTTTATATTCGTTTGCCATTATTCTCCTATATTATCATATATTTTCTTATGCACCTAATAATAACATTTCATCCACATCTAGGTACTGTAATGCGAAACCTGTATCAGACCATAACATTAATTGTAAATCTACATTTATTGCTACGCCTGCATCAGGTAGTAAATCTATATCTTCGTCTATAGGTAAGTTACCAATAGTATCTATACCTAAACTACCACCTTCTTTCATCATAATTAATATACT